TGGGCTTGGCTTGTAGCTTTGGCGGCTCGGGTTTTTTAAATAACTTATCAAACAGTCCCATGTTTCAGTCTCCAAAATACATGTTCTTTGGCATTGTGCCATTTAAATTCAAATACAGGATCGCCGGGACCAGTCCACATGGCCACACCCATCATGGTCTGGGTCAGCCAAAGTCTACGCCCAGTAAGATTGCAACGACGTGGCCACCAAGCAAATTGTTTTTTCCATATTGCTCGACGGTAAAAACTTTCATCATTGTCCCATTTCATGGACATGGCCTTTTTACCAAGATACCCTGCACCCATCAAATTCTAGTGTTCCCGTAATGAATCACTGTGATACCATCTTCGGGACCATTGGCAATCTTGCGCCATGGGTCAACAATGACCGATCCAGCCATGATGCTACAGTAAGGTTGTGTGTCCTTTTGATCACCTGTGTATTCGTAGGTGATTTTACGATTATGTGCCCATAAAAACACTGCTGGTGCATTGACTTCTGCCACAACATCTGTTGCATCGTCAGCCAGTGGATCTACATATGTTACTGTACGACCAGCTTCTTTGACGTAGTGGCCAACCAAGGTCGAATAACTGCCAATACAGTAAGGAACATCTGGCTTATAGGCTTTGCCATGAATTACAATAGGCAAGCCTGTTTGGTCAGCTTGTTCTACCAAGAACTTTGCCAGATTCTTGGCCTGAATTTCTCTGGCATGCATCACTGTGTCAAACAAATCATAGCCAATGTCGTATTCTTGTGCCAGCCACCGAAGTGCAATGTTGTCTCTAGGATGGCATGCACCTGCATCTCCCATGCCCGCAGTCATGTACTTGGGTCCCATGATACGCATGGTTGATCTTGCTAGTGCATTGGTCACAACATCAACATTGATATTGCCAATTTTCAATGCAAAGTCTTGGATCATGTTGACCAGGCCGACTTTGGCTGAAATAAATGTGTTGTAGAAAATTTTGATTGATTCGCATTCGTCCCAGGTGCCAACTTCGTAGCGCGGATCGTTCTGCATGATAGTTTTGTACAGGTCAATTAATTCGCCAGCTACGCCCGTTAGGCTACCGTCTTCTGTGCCGATGATAACCATTTCTGGATTGGCCATGTCCCACTTAACCGAACCCATGGCAATCAAATAAGGATTGTAACAGAATTCATGTTGGGGATCTAATAATGTGATAAATTTACGACGAGTAGTTCCAGGTAGTACAGTACTGATCAACACAACTTTTTTAGGTGTGGTAGCATTTGCATTGACTTTGTTGATGGCATCGATTACTGCATCGTGTCCAAAATCTCTAGGTTCCATGTGCGAACTAGGAACTGACCCATCGTAGCCTTCTGTGTGTGGTGTAGGAACTGCAATAAAGATCCATTCGCTTTCGTTTACAAGTTCTGCAATATCGCAAACTCGAACACTGTCACTGCTTCTTGGGTAAATGTCATAACCACGAACTTCGTGTTTTTCTGCAAATACTTCTGCACAGTCTAGTCCTAGTTTACCAATCCCAATAAATCCAATTTTTGCCATTTGTTTTCCTTAATAGTTGTATATAATTATAGCACTGCTTGCCACAGTCAAGATTTTTTAAACACAGGAATAGGCATCATCTTGTGTAAACTCTTGGATCGAATTGAACGATAACTGTCTAAATTGTGTTGCTCAGTGTCACTGTTGACCATGACTTCGCCAAGATCTTGTTGCATGGCCAGTTCTAGATCAGCATAGGTTAGTCCAGCTAGTTGATCTTCATCAGTACGTCCATCGTCCCAAAGTCCGTCAGTGGGTGGTGCATCTATAATATCTTGTATGATACCTAACTCTTTGCCCAGTGCCCATACTTCAGTTTTGTACAAGTCACCAATGGGGCTAACATCCACACCACCATCGCCATACTTGGTGTAAAATCCCACACCAAAATCTTCAACCTTGTTACCAGTGCCCACAACCAATCCTTGCACACTCTGTGCAATTTGATACAATGTTGTCATGCGTAATCTTGCACGGCTATTGGCCATGCCTAAAATATTGTTATAGGTATTCATGCGATTTTCAAACTCGTCAAACACAGGAGTCAGATTAATAATTTCATGTCGAACATTGTCAAATTTTTGTGTAAGCCACACACCATGCCTCATGCTGAGATCATGAAGTTCAGGGCGTTGTCGAATTGGCATACTTACAACAACTGTGTGTAGTCCAGTCATGGCACATAATGTACTGACCACTGAAGAATCAATGCCTCCAGAAATGCCCACAACCAAACTGGTCATACCAGCTGATTCAGCGTAGTTTTTTAACCACGCAACTATTTGATTTTTTAATTGATTCAATTTTTACCCCAATTTATTTTAAGCCATAATCTTTCTATTAGATATTGAACAATGGCCAGCACAATATGAATAGTAACTGCTTCTCCTAATCCAGTCCACAAAGCAGTGATAACCATTGCAGTAATTCTATAAGAAAGTGTTCGAACAATAGTTCGTTTATGTGTTTCTATCACTTACCCCACCCATTGCCCCATAAATCTACATGTAATCTAGGACTGTAGTTCCAGCCCTGCTCACAACAAATATCGGCTATTCGTTGTTTGTTCCGATCATATGGTTCAACAATGCCACCTTGAGGCATTAGATAAACCACACCATTGAACCCTCCAGCTCTAAACTCTGCTGTAGCACGTATTGCTTCTTCAATATGTGCGTCTGTCTCTACAACAAATTTTAAATACACTGTTCCAACTCGTTGATAGCTATCTACAATATCTGGCTTGATAGCATCTGCCCATGATTCGCCACTGGCACTGAGTTTGGCACTAACACTAAATGTTATTTCTCGTTTGGGACCTTGATCCCAGTTGTCTCGCCAATTACACAAAAACTCTTCAAAGTTAGGCTTTAGTGCCTGAGTACCATTGGTTTCAAATGTGAGATTTTTTAAGTCAGAGATTTTGGGATTGGTTAACAAATCTTCGTAGGCACGTTGCCAACCTAGCAATGGTTCGCCGCCTGTGATGACCAAATGTACATCATTGCCATTTTTTTGAATCCACTGACCATTGGGAGTAAGTGCAGACATTTTATCTACTATTTGCTCGACGGAATAATTAGGACTGAGTTCTTTAAATGCAGGATGCCAACTTGCGTAGCTATCACATCCAGTGGCAGCCAATGGAAGTTCTTCAAATTTATTAAACAAATGAACTACGTCGGCAATTTCATCTGCATCCTTGGAACGTTCGCTGGGTGCACACCCAAATCCTGCACAAGTAAAGTTACAACCAAATGTTCTCAAAAACACACTAGGAACACCTACAAAACGACCTTCGCCTTGCAGACTATAAAATATTTCACTGACTTTGATCTTCAAATTTTTCTCGCTTTAACTAGTAAATGCCAACCCAAATATTCTCTCACTGCTTCTCGCATGCTGTCAGGCATGGTTTCAAACCAAGGTTCTAATTCGTACCTACCTGCCTTGTATGCTTCTACATTATACATAAAACAATGGTCCTGGCGCAACCTTTCAATGTGAAATCTTTCACCTAATAAAGCTGGAATTTCTTCTTTGGTAAAACTTTTAACATACGGGCAGCCTGCTTGTGCCTCGTATTGATCAAGACCTTTGTAGATCATGGTCTGCTTCCAGGAGTTCTTGGCGTAGACCATGAAACGGAACTCGCCACCTGGCGCCAGAATATTGAACACATTATCCAGAATGCGGTCCAGAGCTGGAAAGTGGTGGATCACTCCATAACTATATACCAAGTCCATAGGGGGTAGCCCTATGTAAGATGTGGAGTTACTGGCATCTCCACATCTAAACTCACCTTCCAGCTCTTCGACCACAAACCGTTGTTGGGCTAGTTTTACACTTTCTGCTGAATAGTCGATAGCATAGTATTCAGCACCATTTCTAGCAAATTCAGCTGCATCGGAGCCAATGCCAGGCCCGATTTCCAATACACGTTTGCCAGCCCATAAATGAAACCCAGCAAATTCTGCAATGTGCGGTTCTACACGATATCTACGTGCTGAAACCTGTTTGAAAAATTCTAAACTTCCGGGCTCGCTGTCACCGTGTTTGATATTGCATGGTTGATTGTTCCAGTATCTTTGTATTTTTTCTTCGAGTGTTTCTGTCATAGTGTAAATCCATGTTTAATTTTAAACTGTACCATTTGTTTGTTAGGATCATTGAATCTCAGCTTGTCCCAAGGATCTTGTGTGCCTGCTGAGACATTGCGCCACCATGTGGTATCTATGCCTTGACTTTGCATGTATTGAGACAATTTCTCACAATCGTCGATGCGTTTAGCGGTCCAACTGGGATGATGAAAATCTCTAGTGTCATGAGGATTACCTTCAAACATGACTCTATTTTTAAAAGTTGTATCTCCGTTGTTGCCAGTGAGATCATGACGGTCATGAACCACATCCACTGGAATACGTTCCCATATGTCCAACATAAATGCTTGCTGGCTTAACCAAGCATCTGAGATCTGATGAGGGCTTAGGTAGCCCATGTGATCCAACCAAGTTCTGGGTACAATAGGAAATATACTGTAGGGATGATCGTTGTGTGTGTGAAACGCCAACAGTTTGAATTCACCTGTGTGACCAGCAATCACTGTGTCCCAACCTTGTGTTTCCATGTAAGCATCGTCATTCCAAAAAACCAACCAATCAGCATCAGAATTCAACGCCAAGGTATTCACGTACTCATTGAGTCTAGTGTATCCCAGTGGTTCAAATGTCATTGCAGTGTAATTGATATCTTGTGCATCTAACCATGGTTGAACGGAATCTTGAAATGCCCCAATACCTTCATCATCGTCAGTGTCAAATCCCAACATAAGCTGAATTTGGCCAGGATTATCAGCCAGATCAAACAAACTTTTTACACTGCGCTCTAGTGCATCGTCTCTTCCCCGAGTGGGCAATAAAATTGCTATTTTGTATTCGTGATTGTTCATGTGTTTCCTATTGATTCCAGTGCTTTATTACACCTGCTATTATAAAACAGTTTGTGATTATATATGATAATATAATGATAGTGCGAATAAAAGCAACGCAATCTGCTTCTTGATCGGTATCGCCTGCTTTCTCGCCAATTGATTTTGCCCAAAGTCGCCAAAATTTATGCAAATAAATCCTCGTTCCATTCTCTATGGCCTTCCCTAAAAGCCATGTTGGCTTGTGTTTCACGAACTTCTACACGATAGCACCAAAGTCGCTCTGCTTCGCCAGGTCCCCACATGTCTGGAATGTACACACCATTGATATATTTGTAAAGCATATCTGCCAGACCTTCACACCCCAAACGTGGCAGAATAGTCAGTTTGGCCATGTTCTTTTGTTGTAATAATTTGTATGTTTCTAATGTAGGATCGTCTTCGGCGACTAGCAAGGTATGATCAAACTGATCTTCTAATACTTTCTTTAGTTCTTTTAGACCGCCATAATCGGCTGCCCAATTTCTAACATCTAAATCGTTAGTACCAAAATAAAATTTCATACTAAAACTATAGCCATGTATTAGATTACAATGACTGTCTGCCCTCCACTGTCTATAAGCGCACGGAAACGCATCCACGTATTCTTTGGTGCTTTGATATTTGTAACTTACTGGTATCATGCTGTTTTCTCCTATGTTAAGTATAGCATAGGCGGCAGAGTTTGTATAGCGGGATGAACGCCGAAAGGCCGCTGAGACATTATTTATTGGGATTGATATAGACGTCAGATTTATAGTTTGCTTGTCCAGGAACAACACCACGAACTCCACCCACAGGATCTGCACAATCACCTTGGCGCCTAGGAATAAGATGCACATGTGGATACATCACAGTTTGTCCTGCTGCAGTGCCCATGTTCAGCCCTACATTGTAACCATCACACTCGCCTTGGGCGATCATGCGTTCGCCTTCTTGAACTGCATCACCAAATGCGTCTTTGATCAATCCTTCTGTGTTGTACACAGGAACAAACAACAAGTGCCCAGTCGTCACTGGGTATCGATCTCTGAATACCACGACATGAAAATCTTCCCGAACAAAGTCATCCCAGGGCGCCACTCCTGCAGCTTGTGCATCATCTAATTTTTCGTATTTCATATTAAAAGAACACTGAATAATAAACTCTTGCACCGTGGCTGCCATCACTGCCAAACATGCTTCTGAATCCCACAATTTGTTCTTTGCCGATGTTGTGTTGATATTTCACACCTGCATAGGTAATTACATCTCCACCTGCTAGATTGTTACGAACAGATGCATAACTCATGTTTCCAGCAGCGTCTACATTGCTAGGAGCAGTGATGCTCATTTGGCCCCAGGCCACCACAGGCTTGATTCCTGCAAAAAAGTTCCAGTCATGCAGCTGATAACCGGCCATGGCATGCACTGCCACCACTGGCGTTACATGAGTGACCATGCTGGTATCATAATTCATCACCGTGGTCATAACCCCACCTTGTGCCCAAAAACCTTGTGGCAATCCGTAACGACCTTCTCGTTCTCCAGGCCTATATAGTTGGCTGTATTCCACAGTGGTTGAATTTTTACTTTGACCAAACATGCCATTAAAATACACAAACGGATTGTATTGACTGTTGGTCATAGTCCATTGATGTGACAGTTTAGCATCAGGGTCGAGCAATCTACTGTCAATGGTAAGAGTATTTTCTTTTTCAGTTTGACCACCAGATATAGGCATTTGTAAGTTTTGACCGGCCATCAATCCTGTCCAACGACCGCTCCAGTTTGAGCCTGGATCTGCATCCAACATCACAGAACTTTGTAGCATGGTATTAGAGGCCACCGCTGGATTCAAGTTCACAGTAAAGTCTCTTTTAGTACTGTCCACCACGCTGACTGAACTCAAACGCATGACTGTGTTGGCTGATTCTTTACTCACGGCCAAAACACCACTCACTGGCATCACTGTTCCCGTGCGACCTGTGAGACTGATTGCAAGATTGCCCAGGGGTTGTGTGGCTCGGTTGAGATCCAGCAGACCCTGTCCGTCTATGTTGACATCATAGTTGGGAATATTTTTGTTGGCAGTTTTTAACAACAACTGCACTTCGTTGGCTGCTGTCATGTAGGGCCATAGCTGGCTAATAATGGCCACTGCTCCTGCCACTGCTGGAGCGGCCTGACTGGTACCTGACATACTTTGATAACCAGATTTGTTGACCGATGTAGGCACTGGTCCATTCACTGCGGCCCCTGGTGCCAAGATATAAAAATCAGACGTTCGGTAAAGATCTTGACACACACCATTCACTACCGTTTTACACACTGTACCGGCGGTGTTGCCTTCCACTCGTTGAAGGCCTGCATTCCAGTCGCCTACGACCAGCATCTGTCCATTTAGCACAAGATTGCCCTTGGCATCAGTGGCATTGGCAAAAGTGGCTGGGTTTTGTACATAAGGCAGTCCAGAATTACCAGCACTGATGGTCAGTACCATTCGGGGATTCAGCGCCGCGGCCCAGCTCTGTGGCGTTTCACCATTGTAGTAGTTTGCGCCGCCATAAATTTTGTCGTTGCTGGCGTACATGCCAGGCGTGGACAATTTAAAAACTCCTGCAGTATAAGCTGTGCTATATCCAGTGTTGGCACTGAAGTTGGCCACCACAATGTTGTCGCTGACTGGTAATGTATTGGCCCACTTTAGTGCTGTCAGCGCAGTACCACTAGTCACACTGCCTGTGTTTGAAAGTTTGGCAATGGCCAAGTTGGCATCAAAGGCCACACCCATGACACCAGTACTGTTATAAGCACCTGCCGCAATCCCAGCCACATTGGATCCGTGTCCGTTGTTGTCTTGCATGGTTGTGCCAGAGAAATCTTTTGAGGCTATGATTTTTCCCGGAGCCGAAAACGCAGGATTTGCAAGATCAATACCGGTGTCCATGATTAGGATAGTACTACCTCGGCCAGTCCAGCCTCGACTCCAGGCATAATTGGCACCAATGATCAGGTCACTGTTGTTTTGTGCCTGCGGCAACGCGGCCCAGACAGCAGGATTGGTACTGAATACCAGGCTGGGAGTGCCCACGTACGGACTATTGTATGCGGTGTTTGTTTGAGATGCACTCAGTCCAGAATACAAGACAAGTACTGCTAATATAAGTTTTTTCACAGAATCTCCAAAATAAAATTGTGATAATTCTATTATACAATAGAATTCTTTTTGCGTCAACCTAGTTATCTGGGCGCAAATTCTTGTTGTAGTTTGATGTTATCAAAGAACTCTTTTTTGGTGCCTAGGTCTGATTTAAATGACCCTTTTAGCACCGTGGTCTGAGTCAAACTTGAATGTGCCATAATACCTCGATTTTCACAACATCCGTGTGTCATCTGCATGTATACACCGATGTCATCTGCGCCTGTGGCCTTGCCTATTTCTTTAGCAATGTCATTACAAAGTTCCTCCTGGAGAGTACCTCGTCTGGCGCACCACTGGGCGATTCTGGAATACTTGGATAAACCAATAAGTTTACTGGCAGCAATAATACCAATATAAGCCACACCAGCCACAGGTTGGTGATGATGGCTACACATGCTACGAAGCTCACTACGGACAACCAACATACCTTCGTAACGGTCCTCCGAGTCATTTGGAAACGCTGTTGCGTCCGGGGCTGGTTCATATCTTCCACTCATTACCTCATTAATATACATTTTTGCCAATCGCCGGGCAGTACCTTTACTACTAGGATCTGTTTCTGTGTCAATCAGCAAGGTCTTCAGCACTTGTTCAAATGCCTCAGTTGCTTCGTCTATTAGTTTTTTGCGATAGATATCAGACAAGTATTCGCTAATATTATCGTTAGCCCAGAATCTCTTGCCATCTCGCTTCATTCTAAAACGAATAGTATCTGCCAATGTAGATTCTTGATAGCCACCGTCTCCGGCCATTGCATCTAATGCTGTTTCTTGTTTGTTTGTCAATTTTGTTCTCCGAGTTATAAGACGTGGATGTCATGTATTAATTGTATGATATTTAGACCATGATGTCAACACCAATTAAATATCTAATCATCAAAAGGAGAAACAATGATAAAACGTTTATTATACGCAGTGGTGTTATGGTTAGCTGCAACAACAGGCTATGCACAAGAAATAATCACTGTGGTGAATGCACAAGGCCCTAGCCAAAGCATGACGCCTCAAATTTTTAAAATTGTGGATACAGCCAATTCTGTTCAATCAAAATATAAATTTGTACTAGAGTTCAAAACTGGAGGCTTTGAAAGCATTGGTATTAGGTATATGTTGGAAAATCCCGCCGAACGTATTGCTACCATTACCAACAGTGTGATTGAGAGTGTGGACCGTGGTTTTGTAAATTTAAATGATATTGTGCCAGTGTTCAGTCACGGTGATGCCTGCTGGGCAGTGGTAACTAATTTTGGAAACAGTGATTCTGGATTAGAAAGTATTAGAAAAGAAAATATCAAAGAATTGGTTGTTGGCGGCCCTGCAATTGGAGGTGCTGCACATCTTGTTGCACTAGAAGTAGGACGTCAGTATCAGATTCCCGTAAGATACATTGTGTACAAATCCAATTATGACGCTATGGTGGGCATGGCAGCTGGTGACGGCATAAACTTTGTGATGGATCGATTGGTAAATTATCAAAATTTAGCCAATAAAAATAATTCACATCTGCAGGCACTAGGAATAAACTGTGCCACGCGACATGGTGATTTTCCCATGGTCAAAACTTTGAAAGAACAAAAATTAAATGGGCCCTATATTTGGCAATTCACAGTGGCGTCTGTCAAAATGCCCGAAGAAAAACGCAACGAAATTGCACAAATATTTGCACTATCGACCAAGACTATAGGTCAAGAAGATCTTTTTAAATCTGGCGATTTTGTGAGTCAACCATTTTCCGCTCAAGCAGTCAGATCACATTATGATAAAAGCATTGGTACTTTATTAAACTATCGCAAAATCTATGCCAAAGAAATTCAAAACTGATCTCAATTTTGCTCATTATGTAATACAACACAATAAACGACATCCTGATAAATTGGCCTTTCGAGATGGCACACAAGATTTAAGCTATAGAGATCTAATAGATAGAATTCCAAGAATTGCGCAAGGACTGTTGGCCAGTGGACTGGCTCCAGGGGACCATGTGATTATCTGCATGGAGGATTGTGTGGACTGGCCGTGCGTGTTTTTGGGTTGTCTTTATGCAGGCATAGTACCCACACCATTGAGCCATGCGCTTGGATCGCATTTATTTTATCAATTAGCTGATTTTGTTGGGTGTAAAACTATACTAGCTGGTAACAATTTTAAAAACCCATCTAATAATCTTGTGCCTGTGATCACTCGTGACAATTTGGTAAATTTCTACACAGAGTTTGATGGCACGGTGGACTGTTACTTGCCTGACAGTGACTTTGTGGCATTTATGCATGTCAGCAGCGGGTCAACCGGCTTGCCCAAGGTAGCTATGCATAGACATCAAACGCTATTTGCTATGTTGTCAATAAGTCCAAAAACCAGTTACGGAATGACAGAGCACAGTGTGATTCTAAGCATACCTAAACTGTCCTGGAATTTTGGCCTGCACAACAGTATTACCTATGTCACAGGGTTAGGTGCTACTGCCATACTAATGCCAGAAGCTCCGATTGTGTCTGTGATATTCCAGTATATAAATCAGTACAGACCCACTATTGTGGTAACATCTCCTAGCATAATTAGAAAACTAGTAGGCAAGCCAGCAGACAAATTCTCCTTGCCTGACAGTATCCAGCATTTTCACAGCAGTGGCGAGGATCTTCCTCGTGCACTATATGATAAATTTCTATCGCGTTTTGGACTCAAGCTGAACTGTTGCATTGGTATGATGGAGACTGCTTCCAATTATGCAGCCAACCCGGACTGGGAACATCAACCTGGAACAATTGGTAAACCGTTGCCAGGTTGCAAAATACAAATTCGCGATCATGAAATTTATGTTTGCAGTCCAGCTGCAGCAGTTGGATACTACAGAGATCCAGAAAAAACCAGTCAAACATTTGTCAATGGCTGGGTACGCACAGGAGACCGTGCACACTGGAACGAACAAGGAAATCTTGTGTTCGACGGGCGAGTGGACGATGTGTTTAAAGTCAACGACCTGGTGGTCAATCCAATTGAGATAGAAGCAGTGATCTTGCAGAATTTTACAGTGGATCAAGTCATGATATATCGTGGCATCAACTTGAAAGGTGTTGCTGAAGTGTGTGCTTGTATTGTACCCACTGATCAATTTGATCTAAACGAATTCAATAGTTGGCTAGTATCCAGGTTAATGACGCATCAAATACCAAAAAAAATTACTATTGCGTCGGTACTGCCAGAAACAGTGACTAACAAAAAAAATAGAAAATCAGTCGATCTTCTTGGTCAGACTGCCAGCCTGGTCAATGCATCTGTTACCATAGTAAGTGCCAGTGCTGACTATATTTTTAGTCACAGTTGATCCTATAATAAAATTACAATAATCTACAGTTTTAGTGGGGGCATCTCGCGAGCCAACCACACTGGTTCGTGCTGCCATATAGGATCCGTTGCCTATCGTGGCATACAAAAACTGTGCGAATGGCCCCACATGACAAAAATCACCAACTACAACTCCATGAGTCAATGCACAATGATGAGAGATTGTGGTATAATTACCAATTATTGTGCCGTCACACAACACATTGAAATCATCAACAACCACACCGCGTCCAATGGTGACATCAAAGCCAATATGATTATGATCAGCTATCACACTAAAATAACTGGGGCTGAACGATGCTAGTCCTTCTATTACCATTTTCTTAAATGGTATATTGGCTGCAGTAACAATAAATTGGTGTGAATCAAACCAAGTTTGATCTTTTGTCAACAGTTCTTCAAAACTGTATTGCACAACTGATCTGTGATTGGCAAAATAATTCAGCAACAGCGAATTTGTAAATGATTTACCAATAAAACACAAAGTCATATTGTTATCGTGTAACAATTGATATGTTAATTTGACATTCATAGCAAAAATCCAGATACCTGCAGCGTGTATTTGTCTTGCATGCCTGCATTGGCGCCCAGATGTAAAATTTCACTGTCCCACAACAGTGTGTCTCCAGCGCACCAATGGGTAAACACATTGTCTTCGTACTGTATAAAATGACCCAGCTTCCAGTCTTCCAAATGCACGTTGGCACGAACTTTGGTTTCAGTTCGTGTGGGATACATTGAGTTGATCTTGAAGAAGGTGTCTCTGTGCCATGGTATCACGCATCCAGGTGGTTGTTTAATACTACTCACGGTCACAATCTCCATACACATCTGGCGACCTATTTCATCAAAATCAATTTGTGTGTTGTCCCACCATAGTTGATGTATCAAGGTGTTGTGATAGGTATATGTGGCCGGAAATCCACCAAATTTTTCATGTATATCAGTGAGTTCGTGAACTTGATGTTTGATACAACTACCTTCGTGTTGAGTATAATCTGCATTTAAAAACACAGACATGTCGTAGTTTAGTTTTAGTTGTTTAATCATTGTTCAGATACTTGGCAAGACACAGTCTGTTGTTTGAGGTACTGTTGCGATTGTAATCTGGATATAAATTATTATGGTCCAGACCAAAAATTACACTTTTACTTGGAGTGATACTCAACTCTTTACACAGTTTTAATTGTGCAGATCTGTATGTGTTATATATGTGATCCGGGTGGAATGAGTTCATTATTTCTACACCTACAGCTGCACCCAATCTATTTGTGTACAGTGTCTTGTTATTGACCAGTAAACTATCATCATCATCTGTTTTGGTATAACGAACCCCTATGCGTAGATGCGGTACGGGTAAAAATTTACTCATACTAAAAACAACATCTGTGACGGCAGGATGTGAAAAATCAAATGTCATATCCCCACATATGCCAAAGTATGCACAGTCTACTAATACAGGAATGTTTAATTGAGCACAAGTGTTTAAAATTTCTTGTGTGCGATTGTGCTCTTGGCCTGTGTTAGCAAACGGAAAACTTATTACCACTGCATCATTAGATTCTAATGGTTTGTCGTCGATGTATTGCCAGTCTGGGAAATAATTTTTCCAAGCCGCCATGTGATACATGTACTCACCGCGCAGGCATCTAAAACGACGTGTATGATGTTTGAGATAAAATTTATCAAAACTTTCAGATGTGCCATTGCTGTAAGCTCCAATGGCAAACTGATCCAGGCCAATTATTTGGTTAAGTTTACTTGACAATATCCATTGTTTGTAGAGACTGGTAAAATTATCTTGAATTGATAAATTTTGCAAACAGTTGTTTTTGATTGCAGTGTTGACCATCTGGTCAACAATGGTGGTAAATTCAGGATTGACCACTGCTTCAGCACCACCATAAGGCAGTTTTTTTCTATCTGGCATTACTAAAATATTTTTGTTCATTTATGTGTTCGGTCGTCGAATGGTTGTTTTTGTTTGTCGTCCCACCAGTACAAGCTACGATGTGGCGTTGTTCTGGGTTGCCCGTCGCTTTGAAAATAAAACACACGCAGATTCATGCGCACTTGATCTTCTGGGCACTCCAATGGAGCCGGATACCCATGTAGCAATCTTGGATCGTAATTCCATATCAACAATCTATTGGGTCGTGGCATTATAGATTGAAGGATTTGTTTTTTGTCAAAATCCCAGAATTCCAAACTGCCTTTCCATGACTCTTCCCAAACAGGATTGATATACAATATCAAACTTAGTTGTCGATTAAGTGCCAGCTCGTCGTTCCAATTAAAATCGGTGTGCAGTTTTAAACTGGCATTTTTATAGGTTTTACAAAGTCCTGCTCCAATCAAGTGCGGGTCTGGCACTAGTTTTTTATGATCAGTTAGTCTTTCTAACCAGTCAACAAATACTCCAGAATTAAAACAATTGGTCAATGTGTGCAACACAGGTGTATTGATCATGGACTTGTATTCTTTCATGTGACTACCATTTCTGGTAAAGTCATTCCAAAGATATTCCGGGATATTGTTTGGTTCTTGAGACACTATTTTAAATATATCATCTGGCAAAAAATTATCCAGTACAATATGCGGCACAGGATTTCCTGACTTGTAGTCCCAAAAATAGTCTCTGGGATTGATTTTTCGCATTAGATTGTTGAAAAAAACATAAAGTTTTTCGTGTACATCTTGTGTATCATTCATGGATTGTGGCATTGGTAAAAATATTTATATCACCCAATTGTGTAATAGAATTTTTTAGCAGACCTTTTCGTCGAGCTGCATACAGATCTTTAGAACTATCAAATTGCGAATCAATTTTATAACTATGCACAGTGTCACTGGGCAATAGACTCTGGGAGTCTAGATTGATAGAAATAATATGGGGATAATCTACAGTATGATCATATATAAAAGACTTTTGCAAAATAAGCAATTCAGATGTGGCCGAATCTACTAGATCCAGATAGGTTTGATTGCCCAGCTCAAACAATTGTTGTTTATTGTCATACATGAAATTATAACTGTAAGAATGTATAGCATGACCATTTTTATAAAAAGTCTTTCCACTGGTCAAGTATTCTGACACATAGTTTTTTAATTGTTGATAATGCTCCGCAACCACAGAATCAAGCGGTATTTTATCATACAACGCATCGTAAAATTTTCTATAACTGATACCAGTTGCTCTAGCAGATTTAGCAGTGAGTTCGGTATATCCTGATATGTGGAAGTGTATGATCATCCAAGCGTACATATAACAGTCTATCAATTCCTGCGTAGACATGGTTGCGGTCTGATTGACCAATTCAACATATTCTGTTATTTCTTCGTCACAATCGTTGTACATGGCCATGTAATCTTTGACCAATATTGTGCCAAGTTTGTGTGTTTTTCGACTGTCCTGGCTAGCCAACTCCGAATTTTTCAACAACTGACAAAACCATACTTCGATACTTTGATGTTGACCTATTTCTAACAGTTCAGTTATTCCATTACGCCAAGACTCCAGCGTTTCGTCGGGCATGCCAAGAATCAGTTCGCTGTAAGTTTTAATATCACTCTGTGCACTGATTGCTAAAACTTCTTTTATATTATTGCTTGCTAAATTTTTACGCTTAATAGTGGTCAAAGTTTTATCATTCAGACTTTGCACGCTTAGAGTAAGTCCTTTGTTTAACGGACCAATAATTTTGGCTATGTCTATCACTGTTTCGTTACTGTTCTTGGCAAATTGTATACTGATAGTTTCCACTTGGGTATTATACAGTTTATCGCGCATGATTTTGGCAATGGCAGTATCCCGCTCTTTAAAGATACCAAAATTAGCATCAGCACAATAAAAATAAGTCACAGGATTATTTGCCGCCCATTCAATTTCTGCAGTTACTTTTTCCAATGTAAATTGTTTGACTTTGCTATAGGTCAGACTGCCCCAATCGCAAAATGTACACGAATAAGGACATCCTCGATTGGTTTCCATGGTCATTTGCCATACTGCCGTGGGATTTTGCTTTATTATTTTATCAAATACTCCAGTGGTGTATGGGCTAGGAATTTCTAGATACTCCATGCGTTGTCCTAGATACATGGGTTCAACTGCCCTACCGTCAATTAAGGTTTTGCATATATCAACAAAGGCTTTTTCTCCTTCGCCCATAATTATACAATCTATAAATGTGTTGCTCAACGTATCAGTATTAATTTGCGGGCCGCCAAAGATTATTAAGCAGTTGGGCCAACGAGATTTGATTGCTTGGGCAGCTGCTAAACAATATTTTTCATTCCACAAATAGCAACTGAATCCGCAAACTGCTGGATTGTCCAACCGATCAATTAGCTTGGAGATTTTTTCTCGAGAAAAAATTAAATCTTTTAATTCAAAATTGTTGGATATCCAGTCATATTGTGCTGCGTAACTCCATATACATCCTACACTGTACGGAATCCAATATTGAATTTTTGAATTAAAATCCATAGTGAACTGTGGCTGAAATAGATAAACATTGAGCATTAAACTACTTATCGGGAGTACCAGTTCCAAGCATGTTTTATTATGTCTGACAGATCAAATTGCGGTTTCCAGTTGGTCATGGTCTGGAATTTTGTTGAATCAGCAGTGAGCTGAGAGGGATCTCCCTCTCGCCGGCCTTTTAATTCTACTGCCATATTTACTCCAACTACTTGTGCAATACGATGTATAACTTCTAAATTGCTGGTACCTTGATTGGTTCCAAGATTATATACTCCAACAAGTACAGACTGATCTAGTGCTGTAACATGGGCATCAGCAATGTCTTCCACATGGACATAGTCACGAATGCAGGTACCATCAGCAGTTTCATAATTGTTACCATACAATGCAAACCCAATCTGATTTTTAACGCTTTCTAATGCTCTAGCAATGATGTGTGTAGCACCGGGTTCTTGGCCATGTCGTCCTTGACAGTCTGCTCCTGCTGCATTGAAATATCTAAATGCCACGTAGTCAAGACCATATGCTCGATGATACCCACGCAAAATCCATTCTATGGCCAATTTGCTTTCGCCATAAGGGCTAATAGGTTCACAAGGGTCAACTTCACTACAAGGTACCATGATAGGAACTCCATACACCGCCGCACTTGAACTAAAAATAATTCTAGTTCTAATAGAATTTTTTACAACAGTATCCAGCAATGTCAAGGTCTTCACTGTGTTGTTATGATAGTATTCTTGCGGATTTATCATACTAGGACCCACAAGACTGGTACCAGCACAGTGCACAATGGCATCAATATTACCACTACTGATAAATTTCAGCACTGTGTCGCTGGCAAAATCTTCTTGGATAAAATTTTCAAAGCAGGTCAGATGAGACGGGCAAGGTCTAAGGTCAATACCTACTACCGAATGCCCGGCATCGGCTAATTTAAGTGCTACATGTCCGCCAATATAACCAGAAGCTCCTGTAACTGCTACTATCATGATTCAATCTTTACCACAGTATATTTGTCTCCTGGCACATGGTCTCTGTATCTATTGCCACTGCGATTCCATTGTTCGCCTTTGCCTTGCATGATATCAATCACACGGTCAATGGTACCGTTGTTCCAGTCTGAAATCAGGCCCATGTTGTGATGTGGATGTTGTAACAGATTATTTAATTTAATATACGCATCATCTATAGACCAAGGAACATAAAGTCTGTTAGGGTCATTAGCAAAAGTTTCAGGGAAAGACCTATAAGCAGGGTATAGTACGTTACACCCAAGACTATCTGCTTCACTGACTGTGTTGGAAACCCAATCTTGAAGAGCGCAATTAAAGAGCACCCTAGTATCATTGAGCAAAGAATAGTAATCATTTTTATTTAAATTATCATAGATTTTTAGTTTACCTTCATGTGCCAACGAGTCAGCCCGATTAATGTATTCAGGATTGTTACTACGCAACGGACCACCGGAATAGATAGCAAACTCCACTGGGTACGGACCTTGTTGATGCCACATTTCAATGAGATCCATAAAGAATCCAGGTTGCTTTTCTTGATCAAATCTTGCAGCAAAGCCCACACGCATGGCACGATTTTCAAATGGTTGAATATTATTTGCACCTCCGATACGCTCTAACACTTCAGATTTACCAAATGCTAGGCCCGAAATATTGTATATAGGAGCACGCCATCCAGCAATGCGCATGTGAGCAACCATTTCTTCGTTTGTGGCGAGAACTCCTGTAACAAATTCGTTAACCATTTGTTCGTACAGGCCCATCCATCGCGCCATACTCCAAACATGTACAAAATCGTCAGGATCAATGGATTGAGCAAGACAGCGCACATACACACGAGGGCGTTGGTCAGCTGGTACCTGATCAAGAATATAAGGCAACGATTCCATACCAGGTTGAAACATGTCTTCAAAGTAGATAACATCTTCATGGGTGACTTCTCCGTTCTTCATTAGCTGAACCAGGTTCATCATCTGGCTCATGCTAAAATAACTGCGACCGTGTGCGTCTAGCACCTGACCCACAGAAATAGCCTGTGTGTTGTCAATGGTGGTACCTGAAACATATACAACATCTAGTCCTCGCTGATTGAACACTCGACGGTTCCATTCTGTCAGTTGTAATGTATAACGGGCCTCGTAACTTTCGAGCCCCATGTAATAGAGTTTTCTCATGTGCGATATCCTGCAAATCTACGACCATCTTCGGCCCACATGTTTTTGGCATTTTTGCCTTGGTGCCATTTATTGAACTGTTGCCAAGCATAACTTTTAAAGTTATAAAGATCTCCCTCGTTGTAGCGATATCCGTAGTCTTGACAGAATTCTAAAAACTGTTCGAGGTCTTCAAAAATTGCTTGCACTCGGGGATTAGGGGTATGATGTTTTTGACCCATTTTGTTTCCTTTTTAGGGTAGTTGATAAAATTTCAAATATTTTCAGATTGCCAGCTTCGTCATAATGATTCATCAGCCCTCTATTAGATGCAAAAAGATTATCAAATTTGATCATGTTTTTGAACTGATACAAACCTTTATAATCTAAATTGGTAATAGAAATAACTCGGTCCTGCACTGGGGTAATAAATCTTTCAATTTCTTGGCATAGCAGAGTATGTATATCTTTTGCGTAGTCTGTGTCAAAATAGTTTTCAAAATAGTGAACAATAGATCCGAGTTCTTTATTATTAGTCACATGCTCAACCAGATCTGCATAGATAAAATCACAGTTATTGTGCAAAGGGTCATGTTGGTGTACTGGATGATGTCGCACATATACTCTATATGGACTGGTATGTGCTATAATAATTTGATCATACTGCTCAAGGTCAGCTGATTTTAATTGCTTGAGTATCTTGTATTCGCTACATCCGGCCTGGGCCAAATTTGTCACATTATATTGCTCGGCCAACATGTTTGGCCAACCTTTGCCAGAGTATTTTACTGTCCAATCGGCAGCAAAACTGTCTCCACAAATTAATAAATTCATTTATATTGCAATAGATAAGTTAGGACGAGAAATTTCATACTTGATCAAGCATCCATTCTCACCATCTTCGGCGACTTCGATCCACACAGCACGATTGGGATATCTGCTGGCTATTTGTATATATAGGTCATCTGCAATCATCTCACAACTTTTGTAGTCTAGTGCTAGTATACTATCTTTGTAGAGATTTTCCAACCAGCGTTTGAACTGAATAAACTCGATGTCTCGGTCGTTGTGGAATACATCGATGTGCAACTTGAAATGAAAAATATGACGGTGAGGAGTACCAAGGAACGAAACATCATATTCATCTCCGGTTGCCAGTTGTGGATCTGTGGCGGCTGCTGGATAGCAATGCACACCTTCTTTTTGGAATGTGACCCAAATTTTTCTTTCGGCCACAGAACTGATTCTGTCAATGGTCTCTCTTTGTTCTAAGTTCATAGTTTCAAGCTCTCATAAGTTATAATTTTGCTAATTTCTGTGCCAAGATCTTTGTCTTCGGTGATCACATGCAAGCCCTGCATGTGACGGTCCTTGCGTTCATCGTAGGCACTGGTTTCAATTACAATGCCACCAGATGCTTTCCAGACCTGCAGTCTAAACCCGCGACTGTCCAAACTGTGAGAAGCAGTTTCACTGACAGCAAGTATGTCTTGATCGTCGTTGACCCAGTTTCTTAGTTTTCTTTTAATCCATCTCATCATGCATCCTTGTTTAATTTAACACCGGCAAGTCCGGCCACTGTTTGAAATTGGTCCCAGGCCATTTTAACTGCAGGAAATCTGTCTAATTCATCACTGGGCAATCCAGTTTCCAGCCAATAGTAGGGCAAGCGTTTGGGGTTGACTCCAAACTTTCGTGGTTGGTGTAGTCGGCCTGATTCCCAAAGTTCGATACTGACACTACGAAAACGGTCTTCGTCTTCGGGCGGATAGTTACGCCATTCTGGATTACTCAATCCAAAGCTATCATGATAACCAACCCAAATACTATTCCATTGTGCGTCATCATGCGGATCAAAATCTGTTCTAGCGATGACAACCAGCACATCTGCAATGTCCACAACTCCGTCAACAATGTCTCTAACACATCGACTATAACTCAATCCAATTTTCATACAGTTTCATCTTTGCTATATTGTGACCAATTGGTAAATCGTCTACGATCTTGTAGTTCATGCAAACTATGGCACCATACACCAGGATTGGTTGCGTTGAAGTCTCGGTCGTCTATTTTGATTGTAGCATTGTAACCAAACTGATTGATGTACGGCAGTTTGACTGATATCATGGGAATAAAGTTATGATATTCCGTTAGTCCAGATTCCAACAATCCTTCGGCACAAGTCACATCGATGTCTAATGTGCACAAGTAATCATGCTCTAGAAAAAACTTGATCATGGTTTCCCAAGGACGCCATGCATCAACATCATTGACATCGCACCTTGGAAAGCTCTGGTTTGCACCAAAATAGATATGTTCAACTGGTGCACTGCCAACGGTTAAACGCAATCTAATGTGTTCGATATCCTGAACACCAACTACAAACAGTGTGTATCGGCCGTAAGCAGGAGTATGTTCTACTTCGTTGCCGTAGAAGAATCGTGTATTTTCGTGGCCTTCTCTATTCATTCTTGTTCCTGTTCCAGTTGATCTAATGCTGACTCGTCTAATTGTACACTATCATCCGATTCTGAGTCAACACTGGTTTCTTCAATTTCAAAGAATTGATCAAACATGGGACGCCCGCTGAGTGCTTTTTTGCCCTTGAATCCGCGAGTGCCAATGATGTCCATCCAGTATCTACTGTAGTATTCAATGATAGACTCTGATTCTGTACGATCGGGTGTGGCAAATATAGCATCCACAATCTCTTGGAATTTCGAGTGATCGCCATTTTCATACCACAACATGTTGGGATAGTTTCCTGTGTCGAACTCTCTGTTGGCACGTTGAACTGATTCTATATGTGTCCAAACATTGTGCCCCATAAGCAGCATGTAACTAAAACTGTCCCAGCTTGTTTTACCTTCTTTGCCGTTTTTGTTTAGATCGCCGGGCTTGTATACACAAACATCTTTGACTTGCAATTGTGCACTGATCGGCGACTCATCAAAATGTTTCACCAAGCCATCTTGGAGCACCGCATCACGATATGTTCTTGTGTCTGTGGAATACTTCTTATCATCTACAATAGGGCTCATTCTATAACTCCATTTGCCATTGTGCGGTAGATCAATATGATGATACACCTGTCCATTGGCAGTGGCAAGGAATGGGCTGGCACAATCAAAGCTTATAGTAAAGTTTGGATTAACATACTTTCTAACTGCTCTTTGAATCACGGTGAGTAACACAGCCCATTCCAACTTTGATGTGCCCAAGAAGTGCATCCAATCGTGTATGCCTGTTTGTAGCAAATTGTCATGACGCAATGCTACCAGTCGTTTGAGCACAAGATGCACATCGCACATGTTTTGACCACCCATTGACCAACCGTTAAAATGTGTGTCTGGATAGATTGAGGGATCGCAGTACTGTTTCATGTCTTGATACCAACGTTCGGCATCGGCATGATTGGCACCTTGCAACACATTGAGAATCTTCATGCCGCCATTAGCAACACCTCGACGATGTTTCATCCAGTATTCGTTGTTGAACTTGGTAGCTTCTACTGCTTGTTTTAATGTTCGGATTCCGCAGGCTTCGCCGGCTTTTTTATCATGTATGACCCAGGTCGGAATATCTAGTGTCATGCCATAGTCACAAATACCATCCAGCCACTTTAACACTGCTTCTCTGCGCTTTTGTGCTTTGGGACAGCCCGAGTTGGCTTTCCAGTCGCCTTCCCAAAGGCCTTTGGCAATCTGGAATCCACCTGAATCTCCCAGCATGAGTGTGCCAGGCTCTCTGGCTCGCACCATGTCTTCTGAAGGATCTGACTTGGTAAGATCTAGGTTGGCATGACCACCAGAATACAGGCTCCAACGATAGGGAAACAATGCTTGTTGGCTGTTGAGCCAATTCATCTGTTCCATGTCTTGTATTCCTGCTGGCATTCGAGCAGGGTCTACATAGGCTCCTGCACGTTGTTTGCCCACAAAAGTAGCATAAAAACCGCTGATGGCTGGCAAGAATACAGCGTAGTCGCTTTGCTTGGCAGTTAGATTGTCTTGCGTCACTTGGTCAATGCTAGTAAAATGTAGTTGTACGTTGCCAGCCCACTATCCACGGTGATCTGAGCGCACCCGTCATCACTGATACTGAATGTTTTGTCGCCAGTCAAACTCAAAATATTCATCACAGTTTTGATAGAGTAACTCCATGATCGTTTGAGTTGACCAGAGACTCCTGTGTGGAAAACAAAGTTGCCAGAGTGTGTGCTGTGATCACCAAACGAAAACACTAGATTTCCGTTGTCAGTTTTGACTTGAAAACTGGTTTCCTCACTGTGTGCTTGAGCCTGCATTCTGAATCGTTGAACTGCAACCACTGTGGGCACAAACGACACATGCCAGGTAGCACCTCTGAATTTTGGTGTTTTTACCTGTTGGTCAACTACGCCAGATGTCATAAATCTGTAGTTGTTTTTAAAGTCCCCAGAGTTGTTGGCAAAATCAATTCCGTCGGGCTCTCCTGTGGCTTTGTGCGTAACTGTAAGTGTGCTGTTTTCTTTGTAGGCATCCAAGTTTAGCAAAATTTTCAGCTTTCCCAAATTGGGCATACCAAACGTGCCTACAAACTTTGGTTCCGGCACTGCAAACTTTGCATCAAGTACCACTGATTGATCAGTACCAACCCCTACCACTTCTGTGCCATTGGCATCCCCAGTGACTTTGATCAGCTCAATACAGCCCAAATCGTGCGTGTGTTCTACCAAATCTAATAGATTATCTTTCATGTGTATATGTTCTCCTGTTGTTTATTATAACGGTTGTATTTAGATTTTGCAAGCCAATAGAATAAAATATTCTTACTCATCAAAATATTTTTTAATTAATTGCCTAGTGATATGTTGTTTAAATTTTATCAATTCTGGATAGTTTAAATGCGTGGTTTTCCATTGAGAATATAAAATTTCAATAGCATCCATTTCGTCTGAATTGATTTTATGATCAATAATAGCACATATTTTATAAAATTCTTCACAAAAACTATCATAGTCACTGATGATTTTTTGCAAATTGATTTTGTAAACTTCTGGATGTTGCAACATCAATTTGCCTTCCTTGAACCATAATTCACTGTGAAAACTATTTTTCCAATAAGCATTCATAATGCACCATTCATAACAGTCAGTGGGATCTATATAAAACACAAATCGCTGATCGTCATTGCCTAGTATGCTATTGCACCATACAGGATCTTTAGGATGCGACAAAAACACACCAACTGCACCAGATGGTATGTCGTTGTGTTTGACTTTGACATAGTATTCAAGAGGTCGATGTTCAAAGTCAATCCAAGATTGCCCTGCATAGTGATCAAAATTCAACACAGACTGATAAGATAGTAATTTAAATTTTTCATCCAAAGTTGTAGGGATGCCTTGTTTTCGGTCTGACCATGCCACTACTCCTGTGAGTAAATTCAAACATCGACTGATAAAATTTCCGGCAGCACCTGGTATAAAATGAATAAAAACAAATTTGTTTGACATGTTATTGTTTATAGGTAATCTTGGCCAACGTTTGGCCGCCTTTGATACTGGCCAATCCTCCAGGTTTTTGTAATTCTATCCAGGTGTTGTCTTCTTCATCAAGTCGAAAAATACATTTATATCCAATATTTTTTGCCATATTTAATAGTATATGTCCAGGAGTGTAACAGGCACTGTGATTTTCTACTAGACCCACAGCAAAATATCGATCACAATCGTTAAAAGTCATACCTACTACTCCGCCTGGTCGTAACAGTTGAAAAATTTCTTCAAGGTATTGTTTGATTACTTCAAACGGTCTATAATTAAAATAATTAAACGCCAAGAAAAAAACAAATTGCTTGCTAGGTAGTTTATCTAATATGGGTCTTTTTGGAACTTCGTTGATCACATAAGTTCTCAATCTGTTTTGATATTGTGTGTTGAATTGTTGCACAGTCGGGGTCAGCAAGTCTGGATGCTCATCTATTAGATATAATGGATCATTGGCTACCATGGTATTAATAAAAGGTATATGTGCAGGGCGTAGTACTGCAGCCGGATATTGCCAATCAGTGTAACTTAGAGTACGATCATTAATGGCTTTTATAAAATCTTCTGATGCTAAAGATTTTTGATTTGTTATTGATTTTACAGTGTCTGCAATATAACTGTGATTCCATTCAGTTGCAGGTAGTGTTTTTAAAACTCCCCACGGAGTCACATACGGAGCAGTATAAAACCCGGATTCTTGATATAAATTTATTTTGGTATAGTAATTTTCAATACTGGTTTGATAGTAGTATAATTCGCGTTGAGCAATATATTTTTGCAGTTGTTCTTGAAATTCTGTCACTGATTCGTTTATCGAGTCAAACGCACATTGCAGTTGATTATATTCTTCTTGTATTTTGTTTTTGTACTCATTGGGCAAAAACTGTTGTACTTCGGTTAAACGTATAATTTTTTGCAAATCAGCATTGGTTGATACTCTGATCAGTGCTATAGATGCTATGTTGTCTAGCAGATTTTTAAATGCAACAATTTCGCTTAGTTTCATTAAGACCAATCAAATAGTGTTTGAAATGTGTTTTCTGTGTTGGTAGAACTGGCAAGATCCCAATTGAGAACTCCTAGTAGATTGTCAATTTTTTGATCAACAACGGTGGCTTCCATTTCTGAATCGTCAAACGGCAAGTCTTTGAACCATTGCGGCAAGTGCATTTCGTCTGTGGGATATCCTATACTGGTCCAGCCCAGTGCATTGGATTTTAGTTTGCACACAATAGTTTTCATACCATCTACTACCTGCATGCTATAGTTGTCACCGTTCATCTTTCGCATGGCATTCCAGTTAATGGCAGCTCTAACATGCCCAGGCATGTTTGCACGACCTAGACGTTCTTCTTCTTTGGCGTACTTGGTCAAGTTATTGACACGCTTGGGCGATCCCTTTTCCCACCCGGGACGTTCAGCAAATTCATATTTGAATTCTCGGATACGGTCAATAATGGCATCACGTTGTGCTCCACTCAACACACTGTTTAAAATTTCCAACAAGAAATCCTGGATGACTTTGGGGGTATCGCTACGCTTCAAGTCCAAGCCCATGGCTTTTGTTTTGCCAGGTTTGCCGTCGATATCTAAACGTCGGCCTTCTAAATCAATGATATTAACTGCATATCGTTTTTTTGTGATAAACAAACTGCGATCTGCCACAAGTTCTCTGCCGGCCCGGATAAGTTCTCCGGCTCCTCTAGGACAATGAAATGCCTGTTCCATAAAAGCAGGAAAACTTTGATTGACCTGTTCAGCAATACTATCGTACAACGCAATGCAAGTTTCTTTGGACCATTCCATACGGCCAGCTTCAACTTCGGATTTCAGCACAGGCCACGCACTAAAGTAACATGAGTCTGTATCACCGTATATGATAGCTTCACCTACATGGTCGTACTTGCCAGTTATGCATTCATTGATGTGTGCATCCATGTGTCTGGCAATAGCTCGTCCTGTTAGTGTGGTAGATTGACCAATTCTATGATCAAAGAATCTGCATCCAGGATTTAAAATAGCACCATATAATGAATTTAAGTTAATCTTTTTAACCAACTGACGCTTGTCCCAAAATGCTTCTTCTTTTTTATCTCGGGCTTCTTTTTTCTTGGCCTGCATTTCTTTGCGTTCAGCATACCATCGTTCCAGCAAGCCAGGTATAATACCCTTGCGTTCGTAGGTCACGATGGTGCCATTGGCGGTCAGCATCCAAGGCTGATTTGAATCAAATATCATTGACCAGATTTCTGCAGCACTGTGCACAGTTTCATTGCCATCTTGCCAATCAATGGTAATTTCTGTACCACGTTGTTGTTCCATGACCGCAGTGTATTCCAGACTGCCAAATAAGCCTTCCCAGGCCATGGCAAAACTACTTTTGTTGTCGATCTTTTCTTTGATGTATCTGTCGGTCATGATTGGACGCAGTTGTCCCACAATGGTTTCTGGCCCCATGTTCAGTGCACGAATAGCCGATGGATACAGTGAGTTGATGTCAACTGATCCTATCCACTCGTGTATGCCTTTTTTTGGATACGCCACATAGGCACCTGCGGCCTGTGTGTCGTCATCTGTTAGCCGTTGTTGACGGTTGGGCACAACCATACCACGTTCGTGTGCTTCATTGATAATGGCCTGTTCGGTTACTGCCACTGCACCCATGGTGGTTTGTAATAACACAGTATTGGCATGTGCAAGTTCATTGGCTAGATCTAAGAATCGCAATTTTTGATCCAGTTTGTGCAATAACAATGTATCTTGGCGATTGTACTCTAAAAATGTTTTAAAGTTTTGATTGTACAACTGATCCAGGGTACCTTCAAACTGTGTTTTGCGTTCATCCAGTTCATATTCGCCAATGGCATCTAGACTGTAACTGTGGCGTTCTTCATAGGTATATTTGCGATACAGTTGCATGTAATCCATGTGTACGCGGCCAATCAAATCATATGTTTGATTCTCTGCACCAAAACGCTCAAACATACGTGGTTTGGGATATTGATTCCACAGACAAAATCTACGGGTGTCATCTTTGTTTAACACACGAGTCACACGATTCACTGTGTAAGGAATATCATAGCCTTCTGAGTTCCACCCTGATAGTGCATCTGCATCTTCGATTAAATCCAAGAATGTTTTTAACATTTCCTCTTCACGCTCAAACAACATGCAGTTTTCAAAAGTAGCCGCAATTTCCTCTGCAGTGGCCCAGCTCATGTGTTTGGGAGGCACAGCCAATGTGACCAATTGATCCAGCCAGGTCAGATACAATGATATGGCAGTGATGGGATTAAATGGGTCAGACACAGGTGAAAATCCACGCTCGGGATCAAATGCTACTTCAATGTCAAAAAATGCCACATTAAGTTCCGGAGCATCCTGTCCAATATAATTTTCACTCAGGCACCTAAATACAGGATTTATATCACTTTCGTATAGATTTTTGTGTGACTGAGCACGAACTTCTTTGCGAAATTCTTTATTGTTGCGTGTGCTAAATCTTGACACCGGGGTGCCATAGATACTGGTAAATTTACCTCGAGGATCGTCGTAGTAGAATATGTAGTTGGCTGGAAATTCACGATATTCTCGTACACCATTTCGTCTCTCAACTACATGTATACGATCATGTTCTCGGTCATACAATGCATCAATGTAACTTATAATAATTCTCCATGTTACTTACATTATATAATAATTACAGAGTTTTTCCTACTGTTTCTAAGATTGTTTCCAACAACTCATGATCCTGTTTTTCTCGACCAAATTCTGCTTTATGCGCCAATTTGATAGCTTTTTTAAGAATAGACGGTTTAATTTCGAGTTCTTCAGCTATGGCTTTGATTGTGTCATTAAGCCCGCCTTGTAGTGTTTCAATTTCGTGCGTTACCTGCATACCTTCATTGATAATTTGGATAAGTTTGAGTTTTTGATCGCCGTTAAAAGTTTTGTCTGACATAGGTTCTCCTGTTAGTTTTTATTATACAGCAAAAATAGAGCAAAGTCAATAACAAAAATGCTCACTTTGTAGTCCACGGTAGCGAATCGCTTTCTACGCCCAGCAGCCGGGCACACCTCGCAACTAGTGCGGTCCTAAGGGTGTTCTTTATCTTCCGGCCGCAGCTAATGCGGCTCCGTTATTGAAACTTCTACTCCATGATGCGGCCTGAATATTGCCGCGATCTTTTGACCAACGATATCCTGCACGATGTCCTGAGCAGTCTTTGGTACACGGAGATCCTAAAAAACTCAGCTCATGCAATTGTTCAGTTTCAAAGTCTAAAAATGTATTGGCAAACATGTGGCACAGTTCATGTATCTTGGGATTCTTGGTACATTCAATATGAAACTTTTTGTGCTTGTAGCTGTCACTGTGCACCTGTGTGGGATCTTCAAAGCCACAATACACTTTGCGTACAGGACTGTTGTCAATGAGTTCAGTACAACTGGGACCGTCTCTTTGAGGCATGGGTTCACTGCAGGGACTGCAAGTTGTAATGATAATACTACCCGGGGGTATGCTACCGTGCTCACGTTCATATTTTTCCATGGCTGCCATTTCACCATGTACTCTATTGCTGCCTCTGAAATAATTCACTGCTTTGACCAGATTGTTGTTGGGATCCAGTACGGCAGCTGCAACCATACCATAGTAATCAGTATCACGTTGTTGTCCTGCAATCACAAGTTCGCATAACTCAACTAAAATTTTGTCTAGTTTGTCATGGTTACGAATTTCAAAATCTGAGGCTTTCATAATATTATTTATTTGATATTTTTAACAGTAATTCAAAATATAATTTGCAAAAAGTTTGTGTCCTTCTGGAGTTGGATGTTTATACCCAGGAATCTGTATGTTATATTTGCTACTTTCAAGCAATTCCATTCTTTTTTCAGCTAATTCAAGTACTTGTAATAATTCTTTTTTGTTAGAACTGTCAATGAAATTTTCAAGATGCTCTAATACCATTGATAAAAAAACACAGTTATTGCTAAATGGGTTATCAATCAAAACTTCTAGCCAACTATGGCACAACATAGATGATTTTAAATTGTAATATGTGTCGTTGACATATGTACGGGCTGTTATCAATTTGCATCGTTTGTCCCAGGCACAGGATAAAATATAATTTTCAACTTGTTTGCTGAGTTCACTGACTAAATTATTAATATTTTTAAATTTGGTTCCTTTATAAAATACCAACTCTCTTCCTACTTCTGTTAGTACAATAACAATGTAAATTTTATTGTAAGGTAATGTTTTTAAAACATCATTCAATCTCACGGCTTGCTCTGCCATCCATAAATTACTCATAGCTGGTAAAGAAATGTTGATCCAGTCTGCCTGCAACATTTGACTCAGTTGATTACCAAACACGCTGTCTACTCTGAATTTGTTGATTTGATCTGAGTTTGAATTTTCTGGCAATAGATGCCATAAAGAACCCCCAAACGACCAACTATCTCCAATAGTGACTACCAGCGATGATTTATCTCTGTACACACTATCGAATGTATTATGTTTTAAAAATGGTTTGGTGGTACCAGTACGGTAATCAAAAATTTTATTTAAATTTAACATTTATTGTGTTGATACAAAGTGACCACTGTGTTAACTTTAATCAATTTTTGATTAGATCACCTGGGTCCAACTGGTAATGGTAGGATCATGAAAAATTTCATCCAGGTAATCTTGGCATTCCCAGATGTCTTCTTCTGCAAAGTCAAATTTATCATAGGCACCAGTGGCCTCAGCCACTTTTCTAAGGTATTCTAC